GGGTGAGCAGGTGCCGCCACTCGTCCGCAGATGAATACAGGGCGTAGCGAAGTGCGTCCACGCTGTGATCGTTGATCTTGACGGGCTTGTCCTCGCCCTTCTCGCTGGCGGCCTTCTCGTCCCACACGTAGCCGGGCAGTTCGTCCAACAGGCCCGTGCACGACCGGTGGATACGGAGGACACCAGCGGCCAGCGCGGACGCCACCAACCGGATGCCCGCGCTGACGTTGTTTTTCGCGTGGGCCAAGTTGGGGAATCCGTCCTCGAAGCCCTGCCGGATGAAGCTCGCCGCGCTCGGGTCGACGAACGACCACTCCGGCACCACGCCCCGGCCCGCGTTGCCGCGGTCGCCGGGCGCCTGGTAGTCCCGCAGCCAACCGCGGATAGCCGCGCTGTACTGCACGTCCGTCATCTGCCGCATGGCCGTCCGGGAGTCGTGCCGCCACTCGGCGCACACGTACACCCGGTCGTCCACGCCGAGGCCAACGAGCAGCGCCACGGTGGGGTTAATGGTGCCGTAGTCGACGCCAAGCCAATAGCGGGCCATCTCGGGCAACTCGTCCACGACGTGCACGGCCTCGTCGTACGCCTCGTAGATCGCACCCTCAGCCATGACCCAAAGGCCCTGAATGTTCCGCTTGAAGAACAGGCCCCGGTGCGCGGCGCGCTGCCGGGCCTTGTAGTTCTCCGACAGCCCGGGGTTGTCGTCCATGACGAAGTGCCAGGAACGAAGGCGCTGCTCGCGCGGGCGCAGTAGGTATTCCTTGCGGGCCCAGTGGTTCGGGTTGTCGGGGTTGGTCGTCGCGAAGATTGCGCTGCCCTCGACGCTGCATCGCGCGGTGAGCTGGTCAACGAACGTACGCGGCAGCGTGGTCAGCTCGTCCACGTACGCGCCCGCGCACGTCAAGCCCCTGACCTTAGGTTCGGCCTGCGCGTCGTTCGCGCCGAGACAGTGCACGACGCGGCCGAGCACGGACGCGGTGGGCGCGCCCGTGGTGTATGTGATGTCCCGGGCGAGGCTGCCGAAGATCGTAGGGTCCTGGAGCGGGCCGAAGACGTTCCGGCCGAGGGAGTCTCGGGTGCGGCCGACCATGACCAGTTCGCCGCCCTCGGGCCGGTCGGCCACGAAGTCCAGCCAACGCAGCAGGGACGCGATGGTCTTACCCGACCGGACCGACCCCTCCCACGCGTTGAAGAACGCGCGGGCCTCCACAATCGAATCGATCTGCTTGGGGGACAGGGCGAGGTCGCTACGCATCCTCGTCGGGCTCCGGCGGCGGCTCCAGCTCGGGCGGTGGCCCGCCGTGCCGTTCGGCGTAGTCGCGGGCAAGGCCGGCCATGAGGTCGCCGAGCACGGAGCGGGACTGCGCTCCGCCGTCCTCGCGGGGCGGGACGAGTCGCATGGACCGGTCCAGCGCGGTCGCGATGGCGGACATCAGCGCCCGCTTGTCGGCGGGGATCGGCTCCGGCGCCTCGTGCTTGGCGAACGAGTGGTCTTTGCCGCCCCAGTCGAAGTAGACGTGCGGGGCGAAGAGCTGGTCTGTCAGCCGCTCGGCAGCGGCCTGCAAGTCCTCGGCGGTGTCGAGGCGGCGGGCGGCGAGGTCCGCGGAGCGTACCGCGTTGGCGGTGGCGACCTGCTCGGCCCGGTCGAAGGTGACGCCGATGATGCGCGCCACCTTCGACACGCTCGCGCGGGACACGCCGAGTTCGTCGGCGATCTCGTTCCGGCCGCGGCCGGCGGCGTGGAGGCGGCGGACGTTGGCTTGCAGCTCGGGGTCGTCGGTGATCGGGGCAGCCACGTCGTCACCTCCTCGCGGGTCAGGGGGTCAGTCGCGGGGCGGCCAGTGCCACTGTCCGGGCTGGTCGCCCTCGGCGCGGCTGGTGACCCACAGGGTGTCGGTGCCGTCGAGGAGCACCTGAGCGTTGACGGTGACGGTCGCCTCGTCCCAGACGCGGACGAGGACGGCGGGATACACGTCGCCGGCGTAGGCGTGGTTGCCGTAGTGGGCCATGTGGCCGGTGGCGCCGCAGTGTCCGGGGTCGGGGTTGACGCCGTGCAGGCTCGCGCGGAACGCGTTGAAGTCGGCGCGCCGCTTGTTGATCATCTTCGCGTCGTGCTCGGTGAGGGCGTAGAGCACGACGCACCCGATGGTGGGCTGCATGGTGGTGGCCTCCTCGTCGGGGCATGCGAAACGCCCCGCGGCCGTGTGGCTGCGGGGCGTTCGGTGGGTGGTCCCTGGTGGCCGAGGTGGCACGTGCGGGGTGTGTAGGCCCGCGCTGTCCGGACACTGCATCAGCGGTCCGCGCCGCCCGTTTCCGGGCACGCCAGGGTCGCCCCCGACTGTAGGTCACGAACGGGTCACGACGCAAGCGAGGGCTACGGGCAGTTGATCGTCAGGCCCGCCTTCCCGCCGTAGATGCCGGCGGCCCGGGCGTCCTTCCGCCACTCCCCGTCGCAGACGTACGTGCCGTCGCTGTCGGAGCGGACCACCTGCACGCTGTACGACAGCGGCCCGTCGATGCCCTTCGCGTAGTCGCGGATCGCGGCCTCGGCGCTCGCCTTCGTGGCGCCCGGCAGGAGCAGGTCCGCGCGGCCGGTCTTGCCCGCGTCGTCGTGCCGCAGCACCTTGTACGCCGGGGCGGTCGCGCTCGGCGTCGTCGAGGTCGAGGGAGCCGGCGCGCTGCTCGCGTCGTCCGCGCTGCTGTCGTCCGGGTGGAAGAGCGCCGCGAGGACGATCACCACCACCACACCGCCGGCCACGTACGCGGCCCGACGCCGCAGCGACGCCCGCGCCCACACCCCGCGCCACCCCTGCGGCTGCTGCTGCCCGAACTGCTGCGCCATCCCACGCCCCCACGAATCGGCTCCAACGGGGCCGTACGCGCCCCTCCCGGCATCCTGGCACGGCAACAGGCGCGCGTGCAGCCTGACGACCGGACGCGCGCCTGTGGGGTGTTGTGGGGCTATCGGGTGGGATCGGGTCGGACGGTGGTGGGCGGGGTGATGGGGGCGTGTGTGGGGCCGTGTGACGGGTCATACCCGCTGGTGGGCGGGGTCCAGCCGGGGGCGCGCTGGAGGGTGTAGGAGGTGATGACGGGCGGGGTGCCGGGCGGTACGACGCGGTTGGCCCAGGCGGTGCGGTGGATGCCGGCGGCGAGTCGTACGGCGTCGCGGACGGCGTCGGACGTGGTCACACCGGTGCCGAGCAGGGTGAGGAGGTCGGCGTACAGGTCGGCGTCGACCTTGACGGACAGTGTTCTGCCGACGGCGGGCGGGCGGCGGGTAGGGTCGGGGGTGGCCATGGTTGGGGCTCCGATCATGGACGAGGGCCCGCCGGGCGGCTGCGACGCCTGGCGGGCCCGTTCGGTCAGCGGGCGGCGGCCTTGTACGGGTCGCGCCTGTACCAGTTGGACCGGGTCAGCACGGCTCGACTGCCGAACGGACCGGGCCCGCAGTCCACGCGCAGCGTGCGGGCTGTGACAGCGGTGACCACGCCTTCGCGCATGATGAAGTCGCCCGAGCCGCCGAAGCCGTTGTCGATGGTCTGGAAGCGAATGCGGTCACCGACCGCGAAGGCGTCGAACTGGGCCGCCTGCCAGGGCTGCTCGCACACCGTGCGGTGGTGCGCCGCGTAGACGTTGGACTCGCCGCGCGGGCAGGTGCAGCCGGCGGCGCGGCGCGTCCGGTTCTGCCGCTCCACGTCCGCCTTCCGCTCGTGCTCGTCGTGGAGAGTCGCAATGTTGGCGACGGCGGCCCGCTTGGTGGGGTACTCGGCGTCGGCGGTGGCCTCGCCGGGGTAGGTCACCATCCACCGGGGCCCGGCGGGAAGACCGGTCGCCCGCGGGTTGTCCGCCGGGCAGTTCCGGACGGTGTAGACGCCGTGGCCCGTGTGCACCTCGTACCAGCCGGGGGCAACGCGCTTGACCTTCATGTCTGCTCTCCCTGGTGTTCAGCGCTGGACGGTGACGACGGCGAGGACGAAGTGCGTGTTGTCGCCGTGCTTGCGGGGGGCGCGGCGGGTGACGGTGTAGCGGCCGGTGCCGTGCTCGGGGGTGAGGATGGCGGTGCGGCCGTAGACGCGGCGGACGATGGTCTCCGGGGTGCGGCCGGTGTAGGTGTCGCCGGTGTGCACGTCGCGGATGCTGGCCATGGTGGGGCTCCTGTCGGTCAGGCGAGGACGAGGGCGCCCTGTGCGCCGTTGGTGGGGGTGCCGGGGATGGTGAGCTGCTGCGTGGGGTACTCGACGGCGGGGCCGGCGGGGCGGGGGCGGCCGATGAGGTAGGCGGCGGCCTGGTCGGCGGGGAACAGGGCGGGCTCGGTGTACGGCGGGGCAGGGGGCTCGATGTCGAACAGCACTGGGATTCTCCCTTGTCCGGGGTGGGATGCCACCTACTATGGCACACCCCTTTGACGGGTGGCAACCCACCTGAGAGAATCGGCCCATGGCCAACATGCACAAGCACCCCCCCGCGCAGGTCCGCAGCATCCCCCGCCCGGAGGTCGAGGCGTTCGACCGCGCCGCCGCCGAAGCGGGCGCCAACCGCAGCGCCATCACCCGAGCCCTGTGGGCCTGGTTCGCCGGCGATCCGGGCGCCGCACTTCCGCAGCGCCCGGCGGACCGGCCTACGCCGTAGC